AGAACCTCGCTCATTCACTTAAAGGTAATACGTTAATACTATACCAATTAGTTGAAAAGCATGGGAAAGTATTATATAATAGTATAGTATCAGAGATAAAAGATGGTCTATATCCAGACCGTAAAGTCTTTTTTGTCTCTGGTGAAATAGATGCTCAGATAAGAGAGGATATTAGAAAGGTAGTTGAGACAGAAAAGGATGCTATTATTGTAGCTTCTTACGGTACTTTTTCTACTGGTATTAATATACGTAATCTAAATAATATTATATTTGCTTCACCATCGAAGTCTAAGATTAGAGTTTTACAATCAATAGGCAGAGGGTTAAGAAAGTCAGATACTAAAGAGTCATGTACTCTGTTTGATATAGCTGATGATCTTAGTTGGGGCTCAAAAAGGAATTATACACTTCAACATTTTACTGAAAGAGTTAAATATTATAACGACGAAAAGTTCGATTATAAAATCTATCAAGTAAAGCTATAAAGGACACTAATGTTTGTATTTATTCGTCTAACCGACAAAACTATTGTATGTGGTAGAATTAGCTTGGATGATGAATACTATCTTACATTAGAGAATGCTGTTGAAATGGGTACAAGACCATTAGATGCTGTCACAGGATTAGAACAGCAATATTATTTTAAGGGAATGTATTCACCCTTCTCAATATCTGATACAATAATAACCGAGCTACCTAAGGATATGATTCTATCAATCAATAGTGATTTAGATTCTAGCTTAGAGAGCGCATACTTTAGATACATTGATGACTGGTTCCATACAAGAAATAGAGTGAACGAACGTGCACTCAAAAAGGCAACGTTGCCTGATAGTGAAGAACTGATGTCAGAAGATAAATCTCTAGAGATGTTAGAGGCTTATATAACCAAACAAGGCCTCGCTAATAACGAGATACACTAATGGGTAAACACTACGTTGATAACAAGGTTCTATATCAGACCTTACTTGATTATAAACACTTAAGACTAGAAGCCGAAAAGAAAGGTCTTGGTAAAAAGGATAAAGGATATCCACCAATACCTAACTATGTCGGAGAATGCTTATTACAGATAGCAAATAGACTGTCTTATAAACCTAATTTCTCTAACTATATGTTTAGAGAAGAAATGGTTGGTGATGGTATAGAAAACTGTATTAACTACTTAAATAATTTTGATCCTGAGAAGAGTAAAAATCCTTTTGCTTACTTCACTCAAATAATATACTATGCTTTTCTTAGACGTATTGATAGAGAAAAGAGACAGTTGTATATTAAACATAAGACTTTAGAGAATCATATGATTATGGATGACATGGCCACTCACGCTGATGATGCATCTGAAACTGGTTCTGTTAAAGTAAATCTAGAGACAGACTATATGAAAGATTTTGTATCTAACTTTGAAGATAAAATAGAGAAAAGAAAAGAAAGACGAGAGGAGAAAAAGAAAACAGAAAACCTGGATAAATTTATTGATGAGTAAAATAGCTTTAGTGACCGATATACATTTCGGAGCTCGTAATGATAATGCTAGAGTAGCTGACTTCCAGGAGAAGTTTTTTAGTGAAATATTCTTTCCGTATCTAGATAAACATAATATAGATACTGTTGTTGACCTTGGTGATACTTTTGATCGTAGAAAGTTTGTTAACTTTAATACATTAGATAGAGCTAAGAAGATGTTCTTCCAGCCTATGCTTGATAGGAATATAGACTGTCATGTATTAGTTGGTAATCACGACGCATATTTTAAAAATACTATTGAAGTTAATTCAGTTGATCTTCTTACTAAGGAGTATCCTAATATAACACCTTATAGTAAACCAACAGTATGGAATAATATAGTTATGCTGCCTTGGATTTGTGATGAGAACTATGATGAATGTATGGACCTTATTAATGATACAACATCACAAGTACTATTTGGTCACTTAGAGCTATCAGGCTATCAAATGTATAAAGGTCAATCTATGTTTCACGGCATGAAAGATAACTTTTTAGATAAATTTGATCTTGTATGTACTGGTCACTATCATACTAAATCTAATCAAGGTAATGTTAACTATCTAGGATGCCCCTTTGAGATGACTTGGGCTGATGCTGAAGACCAGAAAGGATTTCATATCTATGATACAGAGAAAAGAGATATTGAATTTATACATAATCCTTTTACTCAATTCAAGAAGATCTGGTACAATGATGAAGATGCTGTAGTAACTGATATTATTGATCAAGATATGAGTATATACAAAGATTGTTATATTAAGCTTATAGTTAAAAATAAAACAAATCCGTATTGGTTTGATATGTATATTGAACGATTAGAGAGACAAGAACCTATTCATGTTCAGATAGTAGAGGATCATCTTAACTTAGACTTAGAAGATGAAGATGATATTATACAAGAGGCAGAAGATACCTTATCTATATTATTTAAATATGTCGACGCACTAGAGGATATTGCAGATCAAGAAGCAGTAAAAAAGATAGTGCTTGACTTACATTCTGAGGCAATTGCAATTGATTAAGTTTAAATCTTTAAAGTGGAAAAACTTTCTTAGTACTGGTAATGTATATACTGAACTAGAGCTAGATAGAAATCCATCTACTTTAGTTATTGGTGATAATGGTGCTGGTAAGTCAACTTTCTTAGATGCATTATCATATGCACTATACTCTAAGCCATTCAGAAAAGTATCTAAGCCACAGCTAATTAACTCTATTAATAAAAAAGATCTTAAAGTTGAAGTAGTATTTACTATAGGTCAGAATACATTTAAAATAATTAGAGGATCTAAACCTAACGTATTTGAAATATGGCAAAACGGTAAGATGATTAATCAAGATGCAGCTGCTAGAGACTACCAAGAGTATCTTGAAAAGCAAATATTAAAGTTATCACATAAAGCGTTCTCTCAAGTTGTTGTATTAGGTTCAACATCCTTCGTTCCATTCATGCAATTGAATAGTATGAATAGAAGAGAAGTTATTGAAGACTTATTAGATCTACAGATATTCTCTGTAATGAATAACCTACTTAAAGATAGAGTTAATAGTAATAATAAAGATATATTAGAAGTAGATCATCAAATAAATTTATTAGAAGAAAAGATATCATTAACACAAGAGCACATAGCAGAGCTTGAGGCTGACAATAGAAAGCGTATTAGTACTAATATGGTAAAGGTTGCTGATAATACAGCGCAGATCGAAGCTCTGAAAGGGACAACTAGTGTTTTAGCACAAGAACTAGAAACCTTAAAGGCTTTAGTTAAAGATAAGCAGAGTATAAAAGCACGATATGAAAAGCTTAAAGAATTAAGAACACAACTTAATACTAAAATTAAAGATCTACAATCACAATTAGACTTCTATGAGTCGAATGATACATGCTCAACGTGTGGTCAAGATATTGATGGTGAGTTTGTTGAGGGTGTAAAATGTAACCATACTGCTAAGATATCAGAAGTAGAAGATGGTACAGCTCAGCTGCAGACTCAGCTCGGAGAAATAGAAACAAGATTAGAAGAGATAGCTCAAGTGCAAGAAGATATTATTGCTAAGCAGAATGACTTGAGCGAAGCACAATGGAAGTCGACTACATTAATAGAAGCTAATAGTAAAATACTAGAAGAAAATTCACAATTAGCAGACGCTAAAGGATCAAAAGCAAAAGAGCAAACTAGACTAACTAATTTTGAATCTAAGTTATCATTATGTAGTGCAGATAAAAATACAGCTCATCTAGAGAGAAGTGTTCTAGGTGTTGTATCAACTATACTAAAAGATACTGGTATTAAAACAAAGATAATTAAGCAGTATGTTCCTATAATGAATAAACTTATTAATAAGTATCTCGCTGCTATGGACTTCTTTGTTCAGTTTGAGTTAGATGAGAGTTTTAATGAAACTATTAAATCAAGATTTAGAGATGACTTTAGTTATGCTTCATTTAGTGAAGGCGAAAAGATGAGAATAGATTTAGCTCTTTTGTTTACTTGGAGAAGTATATCTAAAATAAGAAACTCAGCCTCAACCAATCTACTTATTATGGATGAAGTATTTGATTCATCTCTAGATACAACTGGCACTGATGAGTTCTTAAAAATTATAAGAGAGTTGACTTCTGACACTAATGTGTTTATAATAAGCCATAAGGGTGATACTCTATTAGATAAGTTTCACCATATTATTAAATTTGAGAAAGTTAAATCTTTCTCTAGAATGGCAAGCTAATGGCAAGAATTATTCCTATCGGTGACCTTAATGATATGCTCAGATCAGAAATGCCTGAGTTCGATTTTAGTAACCCTATTAAAGACCCATCTGACTTATCAAAGGAATTGATAACGACAATGGAAAAGGGAAGTGGTATCGGACTCGCTGCTAATCAAATTGGAATACCTACACGAGCATTTGCTATTGCTACTGAGCCAGCTGAGGTTATATTTAATCCTAAAATTACATATGCATCAGATGAGCAAGAAAATATGGATGAAGGTTGTCTTTCATACCCTGGTGTATATATTAAGGTTAAGAGATCAAGAGATGTAAGAATTAAATATCAAAACTTACATGGTGAAATGCAAACACGAAAATTTACTGGCACAGCTGCTAGAGTCGCTCAACACGAGATAGATCATCTAGACGGTATAGAATACTTCAGACGAGCACATGCTATTAACCTAGAAAGGTTTAAGCGTAAGTGGGAAAAGATGAAGAGAGTCTTGAAGAAGGTGAGTAAGTCAGCTAAATAATTTAAGATGTGCCCTTCCACATCTTTAATATAACTAGGAGTTAATATGGATCTCAATCTAGAGATAAATGTAAAGTTAATTTATGGAACCGAAACTGGTTTTACTAAACTAGTTGGTGAAGCGATACTCAAAAACTTTACTCAATCATCAATCGTAAATATCGAAGATGCCGAGCCAGAAGACTGGTTTGGTGAATTACTTATACTTGGAATACCTACATGGTGTGAACCAAGACTAGATACCTTCGGTGAATATTCTGACGATTGGAACAACTCCCTCGATAAATTTAAACGTATAAACTTTACTGGTCAGACTGTCGCATTGTACGGTCTTGGTGATCAGGTTGGTTATGCAGATAACTTTGTAGATGGACTTGGTATGTTAGCTGAAGTTGTAATAAGAAATGGTGGGCGTCTAATTGGTAGAACATCTACTGATGGGTATACTTGGTCAGAGTCTAATGGATTAGCTGATGAAAATACCTTTTTTGGTTTACCTATAGACGAAGATAATGAACCTACTCTGACCTATCCTAGAATACATAGATGGGTACAACAACTACAGGATGAATTATGACAGAACAAACATACGCTTACTCAGAAATATTTGACTCTATTCAAGGTGAAGGACATTATACTGGTCGACCGACTGCATGGCTAAGATTCTTTTTATGTAACTTGCAATGTAATGGATTTGGTCAAGATGATCCAACTGATCCTTCTACATTCAAACTACCCTATAAAGACTTCGATCTTATAGATGTGAAGCGTATGGAAGATCTACCTGTATGGGAGTATGGCTGCGATAGTTCTTATTCATGGTCTAAGAAGTTTAAGCATCTACAACGTAAAGGTACAGCTAAAGAAATAGCTGACAAGGTACGAGCTGAGTTCACTAATAACTGGAATGGTGGTAAGTGGGGTGAAAGACATATGTGTTTTACCGGTGGAGAGCCATTTATGAAGCATGCTCAAATATGTAGTATGAATATGATGAAGCATTGGATTGATGAAAGAGACTATCCTAGATATGTGACATTTGAAACTAATGGTACTCAAACTATAAGACCAGAAGTAATTGAGTTCTGGCAAGAGTATAGAGATGTATGGGGCAGCGAATTATTTATATCAGCTAGTCCTAAATTATTTAATGTGTCAGGTGAAACTACTAAGAGAGCTATCAGACCTGATGTTGTAGAAAAGTATCAGATGTTTACTAATACTGGACAGCTTAAATTTGTTGTTGATGGTAAACCTGAAACATGGAAAGAGCTAGAAGAAACAATAGAAGCATTTAGAGACTATCATTGTAACTGGCCGGTTTGGATTATGCCTGTTGGTGCTACAGTTGAAGGTCAAAAGTTAGTTGACGGTGATGTAGCTGCTGAAGCCTTTAAGAGAGGATATAATGTCGCTGCTAGAGTTCATACTTATCTATGGGGAATTTAATTGGTGTATAATAATGAAGGTATGTTTAGTAAAGACATACAGAAAAAAATAAGTGATCTATATTACTCATTAGATTCATTATCTATTAAAAGATATTATAATTTATTTTATTGTACGAAACGTGACGTACCACCACAGCAACATATTAAAGAACTAGAATGCGATGATCTAAAGATTAGTAGTCAATACTTTTTAGATTATGAAATAGGAGCCTTCACAAGAGTACACTCTGATAATAATGATCTAGTTAAAAAAACATCCATAACATTAGTAGAGGCAAACGACCTTGAAGGTGGCGAAATTATAGTATATGAACCTCACTATAAATCAGATATGGAAGTGCCTGAAGATGGTACTGTTATTAATAGATATAGCGGTGATTATGTTCCTGGTGAAACTATTATACCCATAGTAGTTAAGCAAGAGGTTGGTGAAACAATAGCATACGGCCCGAATGTGTTACATTCGGTAAGTAAGGTTCTAAAGGGTAATAGAGTCGTGCTAGTAACTTGGTATGAATAATGTTTAATAAATCAAAAGAAATCGATTATACAAAAGAAGATTTTGATGAAGGTATAACTTCATTAGTAAATAATATAAACGCTGTAGGGACTACCTACGATAAAATAGTAGGATTAGTAAGAGGTGGACTTCCACTTGCAACTAGACTATCATATATTTTAGATATACCGCTTGTGCCTTTAACATGGTCAACGAGAGATTTTGAAGACAAAGAAATAAATGAGACTATACCTGCTGATATGAATGCAGGGCAAAATATTTTATTAGTCGATGACCTAATTGATACTGGTGAAACAATATCACAAGTTATAGAGACGTTTGGAGACTTTCCTAAGGAGAGTTTATCTATTGCATGTCTATACTTAAATACGGATCAGGATATAATGCCTGACTTTTTTCATAAAACTATTTCTCGCAAAGAAGACGAGAGATGGATTAACTTCTGGTGGGAGGATAAAGATGTACTATAGTACAAAACACTACGGGCATAACATTGGCTTAAGTGCTGTGTTCCGTCAACCTAATGCTGATCATTCGCATTGTCATTTACTGCATGGTTATAGCCTTGCGTTTACTTTTAAGTTCGGATGTCATGAATTAGATAATAAGAACTGGGCAGTAGACTTTGGTGGTCTGAAAGACCTGAAGAATTGGCTTGAAGATAGTTTTGATCATAAGACTGTTGTTGATTCAGCTGACCCTATGCGTGGTGAATTAGAAAGATTAGAAGAGCTTGGCTTAGCTGAGATTAGAATATTTGATGGTGTAGGAGCTGAGAAGTTTGCAGAACATGCATTTAACTTTGCTCAAAAATTAATTAACGATAAAACAGATGGAAGATGCTGGGTGGAAAGCTGTGAAGTAGCCGAGCATGGATCTAATAGTGCTATCTATCAAAAGGACTTGAACTCATGAGCAAATTAGAATATAATAATGGTATGGATAAAATGACTGAAGTACATAAACTCTATTGGAATATGATTAAGAAGTCAGGCGTACGAGCCTGGTCTAATGATAATGTTGCTCATATTATGACCGATGCTGGAAGAGAGAGTCTTATTGATGAAGTAGCAGAAGCTTTTGAAGAAGTGCTGCATAGACTTTTAATCGATTGGAAGAACGATCCTAATGCGATGGGTACTCCTAGACGTTTAGCTAAGATGTATATTAAAGAGCTAATGCAAGGCAGGTATTATGATAAGCCTGCTGCAACTGCATTCCCTAATGAAGGTCCTGATAGATATGAAGGCATGCTGGTTGTAAGATCAGAGCTTAAATCTATGTGCTCACATCATCATCAGCCTGTTGCTGGTATAGCATATATCGGTATTATTCCTAACGGTAAAGTAATTGGTTTATCTAAGTATACTAGAATTGCTCAATGGGTAGCTCGTAGAGGTACATTACAAGAAGAATTATGTAATGCTATCGTTAAAGAGCTATATGAAGCTACTGGTGCAGAAGACCTAGCCGTTTATATTCACGCTACTCATGGATGTTGCGAGAACAGAGGCATTATGGCTCACTCATCTTTAACTCAGACTACTGTTGTTAAAGGTAGATTTAATGAGCCTGATGTTAAGAAAGAGTTCTTTGATGATATTATGATTCAGCAACAATTTGCGAGTAAATAATGTTAGAGTTAAATAGAGCCCTCTTTAATAATAAAGAGATGAGAGATAAAATTATCAGTACGCAGAAGCAATATTATACTTCTGCTATTGGTAGAATTATTATTAATGTAGAAACCATAATGCAAAATGGAGTCGGTGTTGCTGAGCATCCTGACTTAATGGAAACAATAGACGGCGAACTCGGTAAGATTGCAGAGCTGCATGATAAGATCGAGGTACTAGAAGGATATTTTGAATGAGAGTAGCCCACGAAGCGCCTTTAGAGATTATAAAGCAAGTATCAAAAGTAACTGACTACGACTATGCTTTAGTTCATCTCTTTGAGGACAATAAGACATATTATAATCACTTTATTGACGCTAAGAAAGCAGGTAGATATATTATTTTAGATAATAGTATCTTTGAACTAGGCACAGCATTCAATGCCGATGACTTTGCAGCATGGTGTAAGCAGCTTAAACCTTCTGCTTATATAGTACCTGATGTATTAGAAGACATTGATGGTACTATCGCTAATTGGAACAGCTGGATGGCTAGTATTAATAATCGTTTAGGTCCATACGAAGACTTGCAAGGGTCTAAGATTGGTGTTGTTCAAGGTAAGACAGAGCAAGAGATTGTTGACTGTTATAAGTTTATGGCGAATGAGGCAGACATTATTGCTATCTCATTTGATTATAGTTGGTTCGAAGAAGTTTATCCTGATGAGAAAACAAAGTATCATAGCTGGATGAAAGGTAGAAAATATTTACTTGATTTACTTATTGAAGAGAAGGCTATTAATTATAATAAGCCTCATCATCTATTAGGTTGTGGTTTACCTCAAGAGTTTGCTCTCTATAAGGGTAAAGAGTATGACTTCATCGATACGATTGATACATCTAATCCTGTAGTTCATGGCATGATGAATATTGACTACGAGGAAACAGATGGAGTGTTTGGTTTAGAGACGAAAGAGTCTATTAAGCTGTTTGAATTAATGGAAGAACCAGTTGAAAATCCTTCGAAGGTCTTTTATAATATAATGAAATTTAGGGCAAATATTGATGAAGAAATGGGTAGCGTTGTTCAGCAACTCGGGTAAAGAGTTAGCTGAGGTTATAGATAAAATAGGTACTAAACCTGATCTTATATTATGTGATCAAGTACGTACTGACTGGGATGAGAGATTAGACTCAGTTCAAATATCTGGACCTAGTGCTATTCAAGAACTATTAGAGACCTTGAATGAAGATGTATTAATTACTATGCATGGGTATTGGAAGCTTCTAAAAGCATCTAAGATTAAAGCTAAAATTTATAATGTTCATCCTGGTGATATATTTAAGTATCCTGAATTAAAAGGTATTCATCCTCAGAAGAAAGCTATTGAGCTTGGCTTAAAGTCAACAGGTGTTTTAATACACGAAGTAGATGATACTGTTGATGGTGGTACTCCTCAGTTCTTTGCTGATTATATTATACCTGAAGGTATGAATGAGGCTGAGTTAACTGAAGAGTTAAGACATGAAGCTGTCAAGTTATGGCAGATATTTTTTATAGGTAAATTATGAAGATAGGTATTACTGGTGCTCAATCAGTAGGTAAGACTACCTTACTAAATGCGCTTAGATCTGAGAAAAGGTTTAAGAACTATACTGTTTGTGATGAAGTGACGAGAGAGATAAAAGAGATGGGCTTTGATATTAATGAAGCTGGTTCTGATCTTACTCAGATACTTATCATGCAAAAGCATATAGCTAATGTCTTTATGTATGAGGATATGCTAACTGATCGAACTGCTTTAGACGGATTAGTTTATACTGCATATTTACATAATCATAGCAAAGTGTCTCGTAAGACATTAACTAAAGTTAAAGCTATCTATGATAAGCTTATTAGTAGTTATGATTATATATTCTATATTAGACCTGAGTTTGATATAGTTGATGACGGAGTTAGGTCAGTAAGCCTTGACTTCAGAGATGAAATAAGTGATCTATTTGAAGGATTTATTACTGAGTTGCCGAGAGAGCATGTTACTGTCTCAGGCTCAGTTAGAGAAAGAGTAGATCAAGTTTTAAAGGTGATAAGCTAATGAAAGAACTAGATAAAATTGTAAGTAAGCACTTAGGTAAAGCTGGTGACGGGAGCATAGTTAACCCTTATGTTACTCCAGATAGAGCTGATAAGAGTTTACTTGTACCTGTACCTAGAGTACTTAATAGAACTGAATATAAAATTGATGATGATGATCTGCCTTTTGTTGGATATGACTCATGGAATTGTTATGAAGTATCATTCCTTTTAGAGAATGGATTTCCTGTTAGTGGTGTAGTTAAGTTAGTTTACCCATCTGATAGTGATTGTATTGTTGAATCTAAATCTCTTAAGCTATATATGAACTCATATAATATGCATAAGATGGGCAATACTATTACTAATGCTATACGTAATGTTGAGAGAACGATGCAAGAAGATATCGGTGATGCACTTGAGTGTGATATTGATATTACTTTTCACTACGATGAGCAGAATGAGCTACCTGTAGCTCCTATTACAGGGCATTTCGTACGGCTTGAATCATTAATTGAAGTAGAAGATATAGAGTTTTCTGAGTACGAAGAGAGTCCTGATACACTAGATAGAGCTCCTATGTTAGGCTTTATGCCTTTCCAAGTTACATCTAGTGCCCTAAGATCTAACTGTAGGATTACTAATCAGCCTGATTGGGGTGATATCTATATCCACATTAGTGGTGAAGATTGTGTAACGCCTGAATCGTTAATGCGTTATATTGTTAGTATGAGAAAAGAGAATCACTTCCATGAAGAGATTTGTGAGTGTGTATTTAAGAGATTAAAAGATATGCTTGCTGACGATACAGAGATTTTAGTAGCATGTTTATATACTAGACGTGGTGGTATTGATATTAACCCTATTAGAGCGACGTCGTATGACCTTATAGATGCTTATGCATTAGGTTTAGTTGATAGCGATGAGCCTCATAGAAAAACAGCGAGGCAATAATGGCTCAATTTTTAAGCGAATACGTTGATGCTAATAAGATGGCGAGAGTTATCTTTGAAGGCGGAGTATATGGGTGTACCTTCTTTGTAGATGGTGCTGAAGTTAAACAAGAAATGTATCCTGGTAAATCAGAAGCATGGGCTGAAGATGCAGCAGAGAATTATGTACTCGGAGTGAAACAATTACTAATATGAAGCTAAGTTTAAAAGATGCATTAGATAGGTTGCCAGACACTGATAAGAACGTCTTAGCTGTGCTCTCCGGTGGTCTTGATTCATCTGTTATGACTATGTTATTGGTAGCTAAGTACGGTGCAGAGCGAGTGTCTGCTGTAAGCTACGACTATGGTCAGAAGCAGTGTGTAGAGTTAGAGAGAGCTTTTGCCCTCTGTAATAAGTTACGCATACGTCATAGAATATTAGACTTAAATGTGCTTGGTGATATTGCAAGACTTGGTGATCCTCAACCACCTACTTACGTACCTTTTAGAAACTTAATTATGTTATCTATGACTATGTCATTAGCTGAAGTACAAAAGGCATCGCATGTCTTTACTGGTCTTCAAGTTCATGACGAATATGGTTACTGGGATACGTCTCAGCGATTTGTAGATAGCCTAAATAATGTTGCTGAGCAAAATAGAACACATAGTGTTGAGATAGTAGCTCCATTTAGTCAACTTAGTAAGCAAGATGAAATAGAACTTGCTATTGAGATGGATAAATTTGAGTTGCTTTCTGATACGATTTCATGTTATAATCCAGTAGATGGAAAATCGTGTGGTACCTGTCCAACTTGTGCCGAACGTATCATGAACTTTGTAAAAGCCGGTTGTCAAGATCCTATTGACTATGTTGATGGATTTGACTGGATTAAGATAACTCAACAATATATATAATTTATGTGCGCAATTTTTGGTAGTAAAGATTTAGATAAACTATTGGAATTAGCTGACCTCAATGCTTATAGAGGCCAGCATTCGCACTCCTTGTCGGCTTACAATACGATAAGTAAAGAATTGGTTACGAAGCGAAAATGTATGGGAGCGTTCTCACTAGACGGTCTGGAGACCGAACGAGGGATGTTTTATGTAGCACACATCCAAGCCCCTACTACCGCGGCTTCGGCCATAGAAAGTATCCACCCTAGCGTACGAAGGGAAGGAGCAGATCTTCTATGGCACAACGGTATTATAAAGGAAGATTGTATTAAGTCTCTAAAGGAGACATATCAATCAGACCTTGAATGGGATACTGCTTTAATACATGAAGCGATATCTCATGGCTATCGACAGTTAGATAATGTTGATGGTACTTATAGCTGTCTTCAATACGATGAAGGTGAATTATTTATATTTCGTAATGAAATATCACCTATGTTTATAGATGATCAGCTAAATATATCCAGTACTAAGTTCTCAGGAAGTAGTCCTACTGAGCCTAATAGGGCCTTTAAGATTGACTTCGATAAGAATGAACTGCAGCATATAGCTAGCTTTAGTACTAAAGAAAACCCTTATTATTTTGGTAATATATAATGATTAATATCGCAAGTGAAAGAAATGAATCCTCCCTTACTAATGTCGAACCTCAAGACATTCAACCTAACGCCGTAGATCTAAGATTAGACTCAGTTTTATCTATTAATGATAATGAGTTTGTATTAGATGAATCACAAAAGCAGCATAGAGGCTCAGTAGAAGTTGCTCCTGATGGCAACGGCTATTACAATTTACCGATCGGTACATACGAAGTTACATTTAAAAATATTGTTACTATCGCTGAAGGCGAAGCAGGCTTCGTTATTACAAGATCAACGTTAAATAGAAATGGTGTCTATTTAACTTCAGGACTTTACGACTC